TCGAACGACTCCTCCTGATTTTCCTTCAGGGTGCTCACCCGACAATAGGCGGCGACCCGCTTGGACTGGAGATCCTGATTTCTTACTACCCTGGTAACTCGCATGGGTCCTCCTCGGTGCTGTTGTGCTTCTTGCTCAATGGTGGATACACATTAGGTATCTGCACCTCGTCATCATCAGAAGGATCGACGATCCTGATCGCATCGATATAGATGATCCGGGCCTTGAGCGAAGTGGCCACCTGCTTGCCGCTGCCGATCGGCTTGCCGTCGATGCGGAACCGACCGCCGCTGTAGGTCAGCACGCTGGTGGGACGGTGCCATGGCCTCTGGTAGCTGATGTCGACGCGGCTTACCACACCGAAGTTCCAGCTCACCAGCAGCGTCCGATAATCCTCAGTGAAAGAGATGCTCTCGACAGTCTTGACCAACAGATGGTAGGAGGGCTCGTTGCGCTTGCCAGCCAACCCGGACCGATCATGTTGTTTCGCTTCATAAGCGAACCATGCTCCTTCGGCTTCCTGACCTTCCCCTCGGGAAATGGCAAGCAACTCGCCCTCGTCCAGATCATCGAAGGCCTGCCAGAATGCCTCATGGATGTACCCCTCACTGATCGATTGCGGTATGCAGGAGGTGCGATCGCCGCGCTTCTCATGCCCGCTAGTACCGCCGCAGGTCCAATCCTTCTTCTTGCTGAAATGCCCGGGGAGTTGGAAGCGTATCATCAACTGGCCACAATGAGGGCATCGCAGGAACCCATGGTAGGGATACTGGGTGGAACCGCGATGGGGATCGCACAGCAGTGCTATCCGCTGTACGACCGCGAATGTCTCACGATCGATGATGGGCGGGTGATGATCACGGATATAGTACTGGGGCACCAGCAGGTCGCGGTTTTTGACCCTGCGATGGGACAGATGGTCCGCCGTATAATCCTTTTGCATCCTCACATCCCCGATGTACTTCTCATTCTTGAGCATCGTGGCCAGCGTATGGGGATACCATTTGGTCCCTCCCATCTGGGTGATCACGCCGTCTTGCTCCAATGCGGATACGATGGCGGGAAGGCCCGATCCGTTCTTGTACATGTCGAAGATCCTCCGTACCTGGACGGCCTCGTTCTCCTCGATCACCCAATCTCCCTCCTTGTTCTTGCGATAGCCGTAGGTGGCCGCCCATTTTGGGATACCGGCGGCGAAACGCTTACGGATGCCCCACTTCATGTTTTCCGAAAGGCTGTGGCTCTCCTCCTGGGCGACCGCCGCCATCAGGGTGAGATACAGCTCAGAAGTCGCCTGAGAGGTATTGATGTTGTCACGCTCGAAGAACACCGATACCCCGAGGGCCTTGAGCCTACGTGTGGCCGTCAGTGCATCGACGGTGTTGCGTGCAAAACGCTGGACCGATTTGACCAGGATGATGTCGATCTTGCCGGCCTCCGCATCGGCCATCAGGGAATTGAACCCGTCACGGTTGCGCCGGCTGGTGCCGGTCTCCTCATCGGTATAGATGCCGGCAAGCTCCCAATCGGCATGGCGGGCGATCATGTCATTGAACGCCTCCATCTGCGTCGCCAGGCTGCTTTGCTGTTGCTCGAGCTCGGTGGAGACGCGACAGTACGCCGCCACCCGCTTCGCCCTTACCTGCGGCAGCGCACTCTCCCGATAGAGCCTTCGCACCCCAACGGGAGTGTTGCCTGTTGCCTGATATGTATGTCCTTCCATCCGCATACCTCCTAGTGTTTTGCATAGTGCCTGAGCGCCCCTGAATCCAAGAGCGTTTGCACGTGATCGAACAAAGATGCCTCCACAATCGGAGGATGATGCTCCTCGATGTAGAACTGGGGCCGCTGGCCCTCGTTGCGACGCTGCTTCTTGGACAGGTAATCGACCACGTATTGCTTGGTGGTCAGCACATCACCCTTATAGACCTCGCTACGCAGCATCCGATAGAGCTTGTCGTGATACCACCGCGTCGCTTGGTTTTCCTTGGTCTCCAAGGTCCTCAATGCAGCGAGGATTTCCTTATACCTGCATCCCTGCCCTGCCATGGTGAACATCAGTCTCACCCGCTTGGCCTCGGGTTGATGGATCACCCATTCGCTGCCGTGGGTATCAGAGGAAGCGGCCTTGCGGTATCCATAGGGGACGCGGCGCGCTGCGATGCCGCTCTCCTGGCGCTTTTCGAACGCCCACTTGATGTTCATGCTCAGGCTGTTGGATTCCTCCTGGGCGATGGCGGCGAGCATCGAGAGGATCATCTCGGCCCGATCGTCCATGGTGTCGATACCCTCGCGTTCGAAGAGGACAGGGATGCCCATGCTCTTGAGCGCCCGCACGCACTCGAGGCAGTCGGCCAGGTTGCGCGCAAAACGCGAGACGGACTTGACCATCACATAATCGATCTTGCCGTCCTTGCAGTCCTGCATCATCCTCAAAAACTGCGGGCGGCTTTTCATCATCACCCCCGAGCATCCGCGGTCCCCATAGACACCCACCAGCTCAAGGGCAGGATCGGATGCCACCAGGTTGCGGTAATATGCGCATTGGGTCTCATACGAAAGCTCCTGCTCCTCAGAGAGCGTGCTCACCCGGCAGTAGGCGGCCACCCGTACCACGGCCGACTCCTTCCTCTGCCTCGAGTGCTTCTGGTGCGGGGCGACCTCGATGATCTTGATGTTGGTCTTTGCCATGAAGTTCCTCCGGTGTACATAGTGCGAGAACCACGCGCCGTCGGGTGTGGTTCCGCGTTGGTGCATGTTCGCTGATAGCGCGCATCATATCAAGTCAATACAAAGAGTTATCTGCATAATACACCACTATATACGCGGTTATAAAAGCCTGGATGCCAGCCTGGTTTTGTACTTTGCCCAGCGGCCGTCCGGGCAACAAAAAAGGCCCCGAAGGGCCTCGTAATTGGTTGATCATATGGTAAGTTCAAGTCTTGCCGGTGAGGATGAATCGCGTGTATTCACCCGTGTTGCCTGCTGTCAGATAGGCGGCAAGCTCGTCAAGTCCGAGGTGCTCGGCGATCCTGATCACCGCCGCCACATCGAACATGTTCGTCAAAGCAGTAGTTCTCACCTGCTCCAGTTGAGCCTTGATCGTCTCATCCATTGCCGCCTCCCTGTGCTTCCGAAACCAAGCGGATCTCATCGACTGAAGGGACGATTCCCAGCGTCGAGCCGGTCTCCCACAGCACATGCACCGTTCCCAATGCATCCACGTGCAACACTTCACCCTTGGCACCCATAGGGGGCGAATCCCCATCTTCCATCTTCACCAACTCCACCAGCGCCCCTGCAGGGAATCGCTTCTTCAGCTCTGCAAGGGTACTATTGCACTCGTAATCCATCAGCGAACCTCCTTCTGGACATGCATTGTTCCCATATCCAGGGGAGCTTGGCAAGCACATCGGTGCAAAAAGGCACCAAGGATTTGCGCTATTGAACATCATGCAAGCTCTTTGTGTACATAACCGCCTGCTTGAGGACCGCCTCGTCAAATCCACAATCGCGGTAACCGTCAAGGATTGTCGCGTAGTAATACGCATCCGGCATCGCCAGCGGAGGTCCTTCGTTCATGACGTAGGCCATCGCCACCAGTTCATCCCCATCCAGGTTCACCATCAGGCGCTTCTTGCGGTACAGATGGGGGTGCCCCTCGTAGCGGTCCAAGGCCTTCTCGCATTTTTCGGTGATCTGCCAGAGAAGCACCGGAACCTTTGCACCCCGTTTCATCTCGATGGTGGCCACGCCAGTATGTCGGCCTCCCCGAAACATCAGCTGATAATCGTGCAGTATCGTTGTTCCGATGACTGCGGCATCGGGGCATCTGTATCCCATCTGTTCGAGGTTCAGATTGCTTCCATAGGCCAGATAGATTTTCTTCATCGTTGCTTTACTCCTTCATTTGGTCTTCTACCACCTGAAAGGGCGGTTATCCCGCCCTCAAGGTTCCAAGAAGTCGCCCCTTCAGGCTGCGATCCGCCGTCTCCACGCGGCATTTCCCGATAACCGCTTGCACAAATGCTCGCGGCAGGCTTTGAACTCGTCGCCGATGAAGCCGATGCGGTTGAGGTAGGTGCGCATCGCAAACTTCTCGTTCTCGGCCTGGGGCTTCTTGGTGCTCGCCGAGTTTTGCGTGAGCGCCTGGGTGTTCAATGCTAGGGCGAACACGATGTAGCTTCTGACCTCCCCGGCATGGAGGGTGCTGTTGAAACCGCGTAGCTCGACGGTCTTGTGGCCGTGGAAGAAGGAGTGCAGGTTCAAAAAATGGTAGCGGCTTTCGTGATAGTGTGCGTCACGGTTTCCCCGGTAGCCTTCGTACCAGATGCTCTCGATCTTGGCGAAGGTGGTCGGTTTGGCTCGGTTCATGGTCGCCACCAAGTGCTCGTCCATCTTTTTGCAATACCGTGCCCGCTGGGCTTCTATGCCAAGAGCCTTGTAGAAGAGGTCGTTTCGGGCGTAGATGATATTCACGAAGTTTCTGATCGAGCGCGGTGTGTGCGGCTGGCCATCAAGGTGGATGTGGATGCCACATGAGCTGTTGGTGAAGGCTCCGGCCTTTCTGATCGCCCTGATGACCTCCTGTAAATTCTCGACGTCGGCCTCGTAGGTGAGGATCGGGCTGACCAGCTCAACGCTATACAGACGAGATGCGCTCTCTTTAATCCCTCGAGTCTTGGTTTCGCACCGGATGCTACCGTCGTAGGTGAACTTCCATGTGCGGCCGTCGAAGGTCTTCAATTCGTAGGTGTCGTAGTAGGAGCCGCCGTAGAGCAGCTCCCCGCCGAGGACCGTCTGTGCAGCCTTCGCCGCATCCCCGCGTGAAATCCCCGTCATCTCGATCTCGATTCCGAACCGTGTTGTCTTGTCCATGCCGTCTACCTCTCTTTGGTGTGTTTTTCTTCGTACTGTAGTAATCACTCAAAGAGGGATATATAGCAAGTGTATAT